TTCTTCAGGAACTCCTGATTTAAGAGATAGATTTGTCGTTGGTGCAGGTAGCACTTATGCCGTAGATGCAACTGGCGGTAGTAAAGATGCTGTCGTTGTAAGCCATAGTCATACACTTTCTGGAACAACAGGTGCAGGTGGGTCACACTCACACAAAGTATTAGCTAATGTTGGTGTAACAGATACAGGTGCATTTGGTTCTAGCGACCAAGTAGCAAGAACTTCTGTTGGCGGTTTAGGTAATCAAGACTATACACTGTGCAAAACAACTACAGGGGCAACAGTAGGTAATACAAGCACAATTGGGACTCATACACACTCTTTGTCTGGCTCAACAAGCAGTGTAGGTTCAAGTGGAACAAACGCTAACTTGCCTCCTTACTATGCACTTGCATACATAATGAAACTATAAGATGACAACAACAAGATTACAATTTACAGATTGGCTACCAGACCAACCAGCTAATGCAGGTAGTTTAAATGATGCTAAAAACGTATATCCTGTAGGTATTGGCTATGGTGCTTTCCCTAGTGCAGAAGATTATTCTAACGCTGCTAGTGAACCATTAAACGCTATCTTTGTTGCTAAGTATGGTAATGAAGTGCAGGTGTTTGCTGGTGGAGCAACTAAGTTATTTTTAATGGATAACACCACACTTAACTTAACTGATGTATCTAAAGTTGGTGGTTATGGTGGGAATAGCACATGGAAGTTTGAACAGTTTGGACAAGTAGTATTAGCTTCTAACAGCTCTGAAAAAATACAAGCATGGACTATTGGTGTATCTACAGTTTTTGCTGATGTTGATGCAGCCGCTCCTATAGCAAAAGATATAGCTATTGTTAGGGACTTTGTATTTGCAGGCAATATTGCAGGCGGTACAGATGCTAACAAAGTGCAATGGTCTGACATTAATGACGAAACTAATTGGACAAGTGGCTCTACATCACAGTCTGATTACCAAATTATTCCTGATGGCGGTAACATACAAGCTATTACAGGTGGTGAGTTTGGTATTATATTTTTAGAGAAAACACTGGTGCGTGCATCTTATATTGGCTCTCCATTGTTTTTCCAGTTTGATACTATTTCTAGTGGACTAGGTTGTTTGGAAGGAAACTCAATAGCACAGTATGGAGCATTAAGTTTTTTCTTATCTGATGACGGATTCTATAGCACTGATGGTCAAACAATAAATGGTATTGGTACAGAAAAAGTAGATAGATATTTCTTTGACCATGCAGACCTTACACAAATTAACACAATAAGTGCAGCCGTTGACCCTATTAAAAACTTAGTAGTATGGAACTATGCTAACGTAGAAGGCAGTAGAAGTATTTTGATATACAACTGGCAACTGCAAAAATGGTCAAGAGCTGAAACGGTATCTGATGTAGTAGGTACTATTGCTTCTACAGGAACAACATTAGAAGGATTAGTATCTAGTCTTGGTTATACTAACTTAGATACGATACCTGCCTCATTAGACTCACGACTATTTATTGGTGGCAAATTCTTATTTGCAGGAGCTAAAGATACTAAAATTGCTGTATTTACTGGAACAGCTATTACCCCAACATTAGTAACCACAGATGTAGAAGTCGGCTATAACTCTGTAGCAACTCTAGCAAGACCACAGATAGACAATGGTAGTGCTAATGTAGCTGTAGCAAGCCGTAGAGAGCTTGATGACACGATTGAGTTTAGTGCTTATGTTCCTGCAACTTCTGAAGGTAGATGTAACCTTCGTAGTGCTGGTAGGTATCACAGATTTTCTGTGCAGCCTACAGGTAACTGGACAACAGCTATGGCAGTAGATGTAGAACTAAAACCACAGGGTAACCGTTAATGGCTAGAATGTATCGTACACTTCCGTATCAGGGTGGTGACCCTAGAGCTGTAGCAGAAGTAGTTAATAACGCTATGAATGGTAAAACCAACAATACAGGCACAATCACATTACCAAATGGTTCAGGTGGTGGTAGTGCTACGCATACAGTTAATGATGAAAGAGCTGGTTTTGATTCAGTAATATTATTCATGCCACTATCAAGCACATCTGCTGGTAAATTAGCAAGTATATTTGTTAGTTCGAGAAGCAAAGGTAGCTTTGTAGTAACATACAACGACAGTGGTTCAACAGATATAGAGTTAGCGTATATAATACTAGGATAAACATTACTAAAATTAAATATGAAATTATATATCGTACCAACAAATCATGTACAGCAATACTGGCATTTAGCTGAACCTTTATTACAAAAAGCATTAGACAAAGGTAATGGAGAATTTACTCCTGAACAACTAAAACTATTAGTAGCACAGGGTCAACAACAACTGTTGTTATTAATGAAAGAAGATAAAGTGCATTGTGCTTTAACAGTACAATTCATTATGTATCCGAATGATAGAGTCGCTTATATAACATATATCGGTGGAAAAAATACTAAAGCTGGTTTTGAGCAATTCAAGGCTTGGGCAAAAAATCAAGGATGTACTAAAATACAAGGCAGTACCAAGTACAAGTCTATTGAAAAGTTATGGAATAGATTATATGGATACGAACCCAAATATACATTAATGGAATTAGATATAAATGGATAAAAACAATCGTTACCCAAGACACACAGTAAACGGAATAAGAGATTTATCTCACCGACATATATGGAGAGAACTTAAAGGAAAAATTCCTGATGGTTATGAGATAGACCATATTAATGGAAAGAGAGATGATAACAGAATAGAAAATTTACAATGTATTACAAAAAGACAAAATTTAGCAAGAAAGATTGGAAAGAGATGGCATTATAGCCCATCTACAAACAAAGTAAGACCTTATGTATCACAAACTCATATTGGTGGTAAAAGTCGTCATGTGGGTTACTACGGAACTCCTTGCGGAGCTTATATGGCATCAAACACATTTCAATATAGGAAAAAAAATGATATTAAAATTTAAAGTATGGTTACTTAAAAAACTATTAAAAGATGTAGCAGGTTATGGTATTGAAGGTGATACTAAACTAGCACATATTAATGACTTTGAAGATAGGCTTCTTAAATCTGTAGGTGGTGAGGGTAGTATTAATCCAAATACAGGTTTAATACAAATGAAAGGTGGTGGTGGGCAAACTCAAACAACATCATCTGAATTAGACCCTATTGTTAAGCCTTTTGTAGAGTATGGATTGCAAGAAGCTAAAGGCTTGTATCAACAAGCTGGTCCAGAATACTATCCAGAAGCTACTTATATTCCAGCATCAACACAAACACAATCAGCATTACAAGCAGCAGAGCAAAGAGCATTAGCAGGTAGCCCATTAGTACCAGCAGCTCAAGCACAACAGCTAAATGTAATACAAGGCGGAATGTTAGGTGCAAATCCATTTTTAGCTCAAGCAATGTCAGGTGCAGCCGATGTTGCTAAACAACAATATTACGATGCAATACAAGGCACTCGTAGTGGTGCATCACAAGCAGGTCGTTATGGCTCACCAGCTATGTTTGAACAACAAGGTAGAGCACAACAAAACCTTGCTAACGCACTTGCACAAGAAGCAGGAAGGCTCATGTATCAAAACTACGGACAAGAAAGAGGCTATCAACAACAGGCTTCTCAACTTGCTCCACAAATGGCTCAAGCAGATTATGCAGATATTCAACAGCTACTAGCTACAGGTCAAACGCAAGAAGATTATGCCAGACAAGCATTAGAAGCTGATATTGGTCGATTTGAATATGGTCAAAACTTACCGTACTCTAAACTACAGTCTTACTTATCTGCTGCATACGGTGCTCCTGCTCCTATACAGCAGACTACAACGTCTAGTGGTGGTGGTAAATAATGGCTATGATACCTTACATGGCAGCAGGCTATGCTGCTGACAGACTTATGGGTGGCTCTGGTATGACAGGGTTAGCTTTAGGTACTGGTGTTGGTGCTGTTGGCGGATTTGGAGCATTAGGCTCAGCCTTAGGGGGAACTACTGCTGCTGGAGCAAACTCTTTAGGAGCTGGTGCAGGCTTAATGGGAGGCACTGGCACTACAGTTGGGGGAAGTGCATTAGGGATTGGCTCATCTATTCCAGCAACAGCAGGTGGGTATTCTAGTTTGCTAGGTGGGGAAACAATATTGCAGCCTTACAATGTAGGTATGGGCGGTGTAGAATCTACTTTAGGTGCATACAATCCTGCACAATTTGGTGCAGTACAAGGTAGTGCTGCTGGACTATATCCAGACTATACACCTATTGCTGCTGAAAGAATTGGCGGATATGTTCCAAGTGCAACCGAACTAGAAACAGCAGCTAACTTAAAACAGTTTGGTGGTTTAACAGATTCAGTTCCAGAACCAACTTTATTTGAAAGAGGTTCAGATTATATGTCTGGATTGTTTGATGATGTAACAGGTAAAGATGTAACGTCTGGAGCAATGCAAGTTTCTAACATGGTTGACCAAAGACAACAAGCACAAAATATGATACAGCCACCTGCACCACAAATACAACGTGGGAAAGAACCTACAAATGCAGCTCCATTAGCAATCAATGTTCCTGCTCCAAATAGAGAGTATGTAAATGCAAGAACATTTGGTTTAGGTGAACAACCAGATATTCAAATTGAAGATTTGCTTAATAGAAGAAGAGGTAGATAATTATGGCATGGTATGATTTTTTAACAGATATTGGTGGCACTGGATATAATATCTTTGGTGCTGCTCCAAGTGAAAATACAAAAATAATGCAAGAAATGGGATTATTGGGTGAAGATGCTGTAAAAAAAGCACAACAAAAATCTTTATTACAAGGTTTATTAACTACTGGTTTGTCTTATGCTGCACAACCTAAAACTGGAGGCTATGGTAGTACAATACCATATCTTGCTAAAGCTGGATTAGCAGGTGTGCAAGCAGCTCAAAGTCCTTATGACCAATTAACTCAAGATGCAATGACTGGTGCAAAACTTAAAGATATTTCTTATGAGCAAGGAAAGAGAGAGTCTGTTCAAAAAAGTGTAGACGAGTTTGTTACTAGACATCCAGAGTTTGAGGACATAAAAGGATTAACTGTAGACCAGCAAGGTAGTATTATGAGTGATTATTACAAATCAAAATACAATAACATGTATGGTGCAAACAGATATCAAAACCAATATTTAATCAGAGATAACGAAACTAATCAAACCTTCAATGCTGTTTATGATAAAATGGATGGCAAAACATATGTTAATACTGCAACAGGTAGAGTACCTTATAATGAATTTGTAAAAGATAAAAACACATCTATATTTACTGCTGGTGGTGCACAAAAAGGAATGATGAGTCCAGCAGGATTTAAGAAAACTAGAGATGAAATTATTCAAGACGAAATTGGTTTAGATAACCTAGTTAAGTATATGAGAGATGTGGAAGACTTACCATCTGGTTATAACAAATTAGCTAACCAATTTACAGAATGGTGGAAAACATTTACTGATGCAAATAAAGACCAATATACAGAAGAAGAGTTAGCACAACGAGTTGCTGAAGGTAGATTTCAAGGTCTTATTGGTTTAGTAAGGGTTGAAACTGTTGGTGGTGGTGTCATGACAGAATTCGATGCACAAAGAATTATGCAAAGATTAGGTGGCGACCCAAGAAATATTTCTACTAACCCAGAAGTTATGAAAGCACAAATTCAAGATGTGTTAAGAAACAAATATAGAAGATACCAAGACAATCTTGAGGCTTATAATACAGAAGTAGATACTGGGTATACTGGATACAGAAAAAGAAATCCTATAACATTTAATGATAATGATTTAAAATTTCTTGACCCTGAATTTTTAAAAGAAGTTCCTTTGTCATCTACTAAATCAAATTTACCAAGATTTAATTCTCCAGAGCAAGCTGAACAGGCTTATAATGCAGGTCAATTAAAAGATGGAGATACTGTCATTATTAATGGACAAGAATTTACTATAGGGGAAGAATAATGGCATTTAAACTTACGCCTAAATCATCTGGATTTAAATTAAAACCAAAAACAGTTGTTGATGATATGCCTCCAATGAATATGCCTATAGAAGAGCCTATTCCCAAAAGAGAATTAACAAGGACACAGCAATTAGCTAATGTGATTGGCAATATATTATCTGGCGGTGGTCAAAAGGTATATTCTGAAAGACCTACTGCAAAAGAGTTAGAATATGAGAAACAAAGCAAGTTATTGGCTGGAGCTGAAATAATACCACAAATGACTGGAGATGTTGCTTCAGCCGTTAGTGCTGGAGTTGGCACTGGTTTAGATTATCTTGGATTTGGTTCAGACCCAAATGTTAAGATGGGTCAAATTGATATTCCATTTAGTCAGCGATTTCAAACAAGTATTTTTCAATACGAGCCTACTACAGAAAAAAGTAAAAAGTATTATGAAACAGTTTCTGAAAATTTAGCTGCACTTCCAGCTACATCTCAATTTTCAACAGGTGCAAGATTAAGTAATTTACAAAAACAGCTTCCTAAAAAACAAACTTTAACAGATAAAGTCAATAAAAAAATTCAAACATTTGTTAATAAAGATTATAGGCAACAGTTAAATGAATTTACCGAAAATGCTAAAAAAAATAAAGTCATGCAAGAGTCTTCAGATGCTGGATATGTTTTTATTCCAAGCACAACAGATAATCCAACCATAATTCAAAAACTTCAAGAATCTGCTGTTGGAACAGGAAAAATTGCAGAAAATGCTAGAGAAGTAAATCAAAAAACTACTAATAATCTTGTTAGAAAATATTTAGGTTTAGAAGAAAATACACCTTTAGATTTAGAATTAATGAATAAGATTAGACAAAAACATGGTAAAACATATCAAAAAATAGATGCTTTAGAAGCACCAAAAAGCAAAGCTGTTGTGTATGACAATGTTATTGATATGAATACTAGTCAACCAATAAAAATAAAAGCTAAAGTTAATAGAAATGGAGATGAAGTTTTAGAAGAATTAAAGCAAACTAGATTTGATTTAAGCGACCAATGGAACTTTTTTAAAAGGTCTGGAAATCCAAATGCAAGAAAACAAGCTATTGCATTGGAAAAAAAGGTAGATAGATTAGAACAAGATTTAGTCAAAATTGCTAAATACAATAAAAAAGAAAATTTAATTCCAGAATTAAGAAAAGCTAGAACAGAAATAGCAAAAGCACATTTGGTAGAAAAAGCATTAAATGATGTTACTGGAAATGTTGATGCCAAAGTATTTTCTAAATTAGCTTATGACAAAAGATTAGTAGACCCTAATGCTAAAAAAATTGCTAAATTTTACAAAGGATTTAGTGATATTGCTGGTGTTCCAAAGTCTACATCACAAACACCATTTTCTGTTCTTGATGTCGGACTAGCTGGTTACGGATTTGCTACTGGTAATCCCGCGATTGGTTTACCTCTTTTAAATAAATTATATGCAGCAAGAGCATTACAATCTCCGTCAACACAAACATCTCTTATTAGCAGGCAAGTAAACGAACCATCTCCAAGAGGTATTAGAAGTTTATTGCAAATACCAAATGTTAGACTACCCCAACCTAGCGAGCCTGTAACATATGGAGCAGGATTGGCATCATTATTAGAACCATACAACAAGAAAGAAAATTAATATGACACCACACGAAGAATTATTAGCACACGAGAAGCTCTGTGCAGAGCGATATTCAACAATTCACAAGCGACTGGATAGGATTGAAAATATGCTTAACAAACTCATTTGGGGTGCGATGGGCGGTTTTGGTGCTATCTGTGTTGCTGTGATTATATCCAATATACA